ATCCAGTCCTAATAGGTGATGTGTTGGAAAAGCTACCTAAAATTGCAGAAGTTTGTGCTAGTGGACAAGGAGTTGCTTCGAATTTCGTAGAACAATGGCAAACGCATGGGGTAATAGAACGTTGGTATAATTGCGGTTTCACAAAGAGCCTCAACGAGATTATGGAGGATAGTGGGTTTGAGGAAGTGCCACCTTATTGTGATGAAAATATAGGTGTTGTAATTACAGACGGAGAACAACTCAAAGACCCCAACGCTAGAGCCTTATTTGAATTCCTTAACTCAATATTTTAATGGCAAAGAAAAAATCAGAAAGACAGAAAGCAGAGGACAGACTTTGGTTTTGGTTTAGCAAATTCATAAGACTGCGAGATTGCATAAGAACTACTGGCGATATTTATGGGGGGCGGTGCATAAGTTGTGGAGAATATGTGCCTTTCAAGGAGGGGGATTGCGGACATTGGCTTAGTAGAATGATAAAAACCACGAAATATCACGAAAAGAATAATCACCTACAATGCAAAAGATGCAACAAATGGCTATCTGGGAATGCTGCGGAATATGCTTTGGCATTAAACAATCTATATGGGATTGAGTTATTACAGGAATTGGAGGAATTAAAGATCATGTTTAAATCTGGAAGGTATAAACCCCTCGCATCTTCCGAAATGCGATTGATGGGAAAGCACTACAAAAAGGCTTATGAAATGCTTTTACAGAATGGCTAACTTGTGCTAGAATAGGAGTAATTAACCTAAAGCCATGAAACAATTAAAAATTGAGTATGTTCCAATTACAGAGCTAAAAGAATACCCAAACAATCCAAAGAAGCATCCAAAGGCTCAAGTTGAAAGCATTATGAAGTCCATGAAAGAAGTCGGCTTTGTTGTTCCTGCTCTTGTTGACAAGGGGGGGAATATTATTGCAGGACATGGGAGGTTGTTAGCCGCCAAAGGAATAGGAATGAAAGAGATCCCTTGCGTTAGACTGGAAGGGCTGACAGAAGCACAGGTAAAGTTTCTACGGCTTGCTGATAATAAACTCGCAGAGAGCCAATACGATAAAGAAATGTTAGTAAAAGAGTTGGAGGAATTAAAACTTGATGGCTTTGATGTTGAGCTGACTGGCTATGATGTTGAAAAATTAAGGGATCAAGCTGTGATGGGGGATGTCCCTTTCACTACCGAGCTAATGGAGGAAAATAATTACATTGTATTCGCCTTTAACAATTCAATAGACTGGAATGTTATCAAAGACCATTTTGGATTAGAAACCGTGCAGTCAAACGATAGCAAGGAAAATTATCGCAGAATGGGAGTCGGGCGGATCGTTGATGGACAATTTCTTTTAAAAATAATTGGATGATTGCAATTCCTTCTTATAAGAGGCACGACAATTGCCAAACAGCGAAGTATCTCAAAAAGGCTGTTATTTTTTGCCATGAGTTTGAGGTGAAAGATTACAAAAAATGCAATGATAATATGGTTGTTAGTATTCCAGACGAATTACAAGGCAAAGGAATGGGGATAATAAGAAACTATATCCTAGACCATTCGGACGAAGAGGTGCTAATGATGGATGATGATGTGAGCTATGTCGGGTTGTATGATAAAGGAATTTTAATAAAACTAAATGAGCAGGAGGTTTACGATTTTATTGAAAGCGGATTTAGAATGTGCAGAGAATTAGGGACAACCTTATGGGGAGTAAATCTGCAATCGGACAAGAAGTTTTATAGAGAATATTCACCTTTCAGCCTTACAAGTGTAGTCCTAGGCCCTTTTTTTGGTGTTATAAACGACCATGATTTGCGTTTTGATGAGGATCTAGGCTTAAAAGAGGACTACGACTTTTCAATTCAAGTGGCAAATAAGTATAGGAAGATTCTCCGATTCAATAAATACCATTATTCTTGCGGACATATTAAGCTAAAGGGAGGTTGTGCAAGTTATAGGACAATGCAAAAGGAACATGACCAAGCAATTGCTTTCCAAAAGAAATGGGGGAGTTCAATAATAACAATTCAAAGAAAGACACAAGGGGGCAACTTGTCAATCAACCCAGTTGTTTTTCTACCAATAAAAGGAATATGAAAATTTGCATACCATCATACAATCGGGCAGGGAAGGTTCATGCTTTTGATGTCTTTGATGAATGTTACATAGTAATACCTAAATCACAGGAGCAGGTTTCTGGGGATTCAATACTAATTCCGATCCAATGAGATTTAGAGAAATGCACCCATTGAGTTTAACAAAGCAATTCTTTTGGGGAGTTGGTATAATAAAAGACGAATTCAGATATGATATAGATATTCCTTTTGGGGAGGATATAGATTTCTTCCTTCAAAAAGCTAATCACTATAGGAAGGTTTTAAGATTTAACTACTATTCGTGGAAAAGGATTGATCAGAAAGCAGGAGGGATTCCAGACAGAAGTCACAGTAAAATTAAAAAGAGCTATGACAACTTAATCAACAAATGGGGATCTAAGATAGTAAGATATAAAAAAGAAAAAGATTTATTACTAGCATTTAACTCACCCTTAAAAGGGATTTAATTATGACTAAAAACAAAGGAGGCAGACCTACTGCAATGACCGAAGAGGTGATACGAAAACTAGAACAGGTATTTGCTTATGGTGCAAGTGACAGAGAGGCTTGTGTATATGCAGGAATAGTCCCATCAACATTATATAAATATTGCGAAGAGAACCCAAAGTTTTCGGAGCGAAAGGAGCTTCTCAAGGAAAAGCCTATTTTAATGGCAAGAGAGAGTGTCATGGCAGGGATTCAAAAAGATTCCAGATTGGCTTTGGATTTCTTAAAGAGCAAGAAGCGAGAAGAATTTTACGAGAAGAATCAAACAGAAGTAATTGAGCCGAGCGTAATTCAGATAATAAAAGGGAATGGAAAAAATAATAAGACCAGCAAATCTAACTGATAAACAGCATGAAGCATGGATGCACTTAACTCATGAGAACACCCAGATAACAGAACTTGGATTTGGAGGGGGGGCAGGAGGTGCAAAGAGTTGGCTCGGCTGTCTTTGGGTTGTTTCAATGTGCGAGGCATTTCCAAAGGTTCGGTTTGTGATAGGGAGAAAGGAATTAAAAAGATTGAAGAACACAACTCTTGTTACATTTTTCAAAGTATGTGAGGAATATGGATTTGAAGCGGAAAAGCATTATCATTATAATTCACAAGATGGGCATATCAAATGGTGGAACGGGAGCATGATTCTTTTAATGGATCTGGCTAATCAACCTTCTGATCCTTTATATTTAAGGCTCGGCTCGTTAGAGATAACAGGAGCTTTCATAGATGAGTCCAATGAAATCTTATTCCAAGCAATTGATATTCTTTCCACTCGTATTGGTAGGCATTTAAATAAGGAATACAATATCCCTGCTAAACTTCTGGAAACATTCAATCCAGATAAGGGGCATATTTATAGAAGATACTACAAGCCGTGGAAAGAGGGGACATTACCGCCTTACAGGACATTTATTAAGGCTCTAGCCATTGATAACCCTTATCTGCCAGAATCATACATTGAACAATTGAAAAGGGCTGACAAGGTAACGAGAGAGCGACTACTATATGGGAACTTTGAGTATGATGATGATCCCACCTTGCTATTTGAATATGACGATATTCTGGATTTGTTTACTAATAAACCAGAAAAGGGAGAAAAGAAATATATAAGCTGTGATGTGGCAAGGCTCGGGGCTGACAAAACGGTGATTTGTTTATGGGAAGGTTTATACTGCAAGAAAATCTGGAAGTATGACAAGACTTTAGTTTCGGAAACAATTGCTGAAATCATAAGAATATCCGAAGAATATGCTGTGAAAAGGTCGCATATTGTTATTGACGAAGATGGTGTGGGGGGTGGAGTGGTTGACGGTTTAATAGGGTGCAAGGGGTTTGTGAATAATTCCAGAGCATTAAAACCTTATGCAAAGGAGATCCCTAATTACCAAAACCTTAAAACTCAATGCTACTTTGAATTTGCTAGACTGACGAAAAATGGTAAAATAGGAATTGGAGAAATAGAAAGTGCTGAAAAAGATTTAATTATAGGGGAGCTTTCGCAGGTAAAACAGAAAGATCCAGACAAAGATGGAAAGATTGCGTTGATCGGCAAAGAGACTATCAAAGAGAACATTGGCAGGTCACCTGATTTTGCTGATGCACTAATGATGAGGATGTATTTTGAACTAAAAGGAACACCTATTCTAAAACCAATATTTATATGAAACTAAAAATACCATTTTCTGACACAACCTTAGTTCTAGGGAAAAAAGCGGTAGAAGCAGCGAAACAATCCTTAATGTATGGGGTTTACAAAAACTTTATGGGATCGGGTGCAAGGGTAAACGTTGATTTGCTCTATAAGTTATACAATCGGCTTGTTGATGTTAAGCAATCCGTTAAGAAGATTCAAAATGCAACGGCTAAATCTGGTTATCTTTTTGAGGATATAAACGATCCAGAGAAAGAACCGAACCAATCAGATGTAAAGATTATAGAAGAATTCATAAATAACGAGGCAATGCCTTTTGATATATGGAAAAAAACATGGGTAAGAGATAGGCATACGGCAGGGAATTATTACGGACACATGGAAAAAGCAAAGAGTGGGGCTTATTTAAAGTTCAATCCTGTTGATCCTAGAACAATGACTGTTCTTTCTGACAAATACGGAAACATTCAGAAATACATACAAAGAGTAATGGGCGTGGATTCTGTGATGTTTGATCCAGAAGAGATAGTCCATTCCAAAATGGATCTTTCTACTAGCAATCCCTTGTTGGGAGTTTCTCCTATTGAGGCAATTGCTCTTGAGGGGCAGACAGAAATTGAAGCACAGAAATCAAATTTTTCTTTCTATGAAAACAATGCAGTTCCTTCCCATCTTTTAATCGTGGAGCAAGAACTTAACGAGGATCAATACAAAACTTTAAAAGATGAGCTTGATGATAAATTCAAGGGGGCTGATAACCGCTTTAAATCGGGCATAATCCCTTTCATAAAGGATATTAAAACAATCACGCCTAGTCAAAAGGATATGCAGTATTTGGAAACAAGATGGTTTACTACTAAAAAAATCGTGGTTGCTTTTGGGGTAGACAGTTTTATTCTTGGCTACACAGAGGGAGTCCAGAGAGGAAATGCAGAAGTGATCTACAAAGGATTCTATGAGAATACAATTAGGCCGCTTGAAATAGAGCTTGAGGATATGCTTAATAGTAAAATTCTTCCGTTGTTAGGAGTTACAGATACAAAGGTGAGAATCAAACAATCAAATTATGATAATAAGAAAGAGCTTGCAGATATTACAAGAGCAGATGTTCAATTTGCTATAATGACAGTCAATGAAGCAAGAAAAGAAAGAGGGCTTGAGCCTTCTGATAATGAACTGGCTGATGAATTATTATTCAATGGTTTGATTCTGGATGATCTAGGGCAGGAAGTCACAGAGATAAAAGATGCCGTTGCCAAGAAAATGGCTAAAAATAACGAAAAACTGTATAATCTACTTGATAATGATGCAATATGAGAACCACTTACTCCAAACAGTCGT